GATGATTAAATCGGTAAGTAAAGAAAAGCTAGATGTAAAGTTAGTAGCTTCTATTCATGACGAATATCAATTTGAAGTCTCTAATGAAGATGTAGAAAGGTTTTGTCAAATCACAAAGGAGTCTATACAAACTACAGAAAAAGTTTTAAATTTAAAATGTCCTTTGGATAATGAGTACAATGTTGGTTTAACATGGGCAGAAACTCATTGACAAGTATATTATTTATATGATAAAATTATATTTTTAAGGAGAAAAATTTATGAGTGTAATAACAGGTAAAGCATATTGGTGTGCCATTACTAATCCAAATACCACCTTCGATACTGATGGTGTATGGACTGTTGATGTGTGTAACTTAGATGCTAAAAATATTGATGTATTAAAAAAAGATGGACTTATCGTCAAGAATAAAGGGGACGATAGAGGAGATTTTGTCACTATAAAAAGAAAGGTTAGAAGAAAAGATGGTTCTAAGAATCGTCAACCAGAACTTATGGATGGACAAAAGAAACTAATTCCTAACACCATGGTGGGCAATGGTAGCTTAGTGAATGTTCTGTATTCTACTTACGATTGGGAGTACAGAGGTAGAAAAGGAGTCGGTGCAGACTTGAGGTCTGTGCAGGTTGTAGACCTTATCCCTTACAGCTCGGATGAAACAGAAGCTTTCGATGTTGTTCCAGAAGGTTATTCATCTACCGATGCTGTTGCAGGTGATGAGATTCAATTTACTAAATAATGTGTGAGAGGGGGTGGTAGTAAATTTATTTTTGCTACCACTTTTTAATTTATGAAAACTATAGAAACTTTAGTAGAAGATATATATGATTTGTTTAGAAAAGACAAACCACCTATATCAAAACAAGATGTAGAAAAAAATATTGATGTGTTTGTAGAAGAATTAAAAAATCATTTACTAGATTTTTTATATACAAAAAGAAAACCATCTACAGATTTAAGACTGTCCTTAATTGGAAAGAAGGATAGACAAATATGGTATGAATTAAATACGAAAAAGAAAGAAGAAGAGTTACCTCCAGAAGTTAGAATTAAATTTTTGTATGGGCATATTTTAGAGTCTTTACTTATTTTATTTTCTACTTTAGCAGGACATAAAGTAACTAACAAACAACAAGAGTTAAATGTAGAAGGTGTGATGGGTCATCAAGATTGTTTAATTGATGATGTTGTAGTTGATTGTAAGAGTGCTTCAGCTATGGGATTTAAAAAATTTAAAAATGGAACTCTGTTACAGGATGACCCCTTTGGCTATATTGGTCAGCTTTCTGCTTATGCAACAGCACAAGGTAAAACAGAAGGAGCTTTTCTTGCTATTGATAAACAAAGTGGAGCTTTGGCTTTACTGAAACTGCATGATATGGAGATGATAAATGCAAAAGAACGTGTTAAAAAGATTAGAAGTTTTGCTGACAAAAGTAAACCTCCTGTTGAAAAATGTTACGAAGATATCCCTGAAGGTTCTAGTGGGAATCGTAAGCTTGCTATTGGCTGTGTGTATTGTCCTCATAAAAGTGATTGTTGGGCTGATGCTAACGATGGTAAAGGGCTTCGTTTGTTTAAGTATGCAAGGGGTAACAGATTTCTTTCGCATGTTGCAAAGACTCCTGAGGTTGAGGAGATACTAGAATGGTAGTTAGCCATTGGGTTTGGAAGAAAACACATAAAGCTTTTGTACCTAATTTTGATAAGTTCGGTTTTGTTTATATCATAACTAATACAAAAAATAGTAGAGCTTATATTGGATGTAAACAATATTTTCATTTACGAAATAAAAAAAAGGTTGAGTCAAACTGGAGAGACTATACTGGCTCATCTCAATATTTAAATGAGGACATAAAAAAAATTGGAAAGAAGTATTTTATCTTTGAAGTTATTGGAGAATATAAAAATAAAAGAAGTTTAAGATATTATGAAATGAAATATCAAATGAAATATAATGTGTTAACTACCATGATAGAAGGAACAGACCAAAGATTATTTTATAATGCTTATGTAGGGGGTAAATTTTTTCCTCCTATAGAAGCTTTACGAAGAGGAGATGACCATCCCAATGCTCTTGGACCTCATAAAATAACTTTTAATAAACCAAAAAAAGAAATAATTGTTGCAAATTTAAATGAGTTTGCAACTCAAAATGGTTATCAACCTGCTAGATTATATCAAGTTAAACAAGGATATAATATAGATTATACAAAACCTGGTAATAAAAATACTAGAAATAAACATAAAGATATTATTAAAGTTGAAGAAATCTAATGAAAGAATACTCTGTCGACCAATTAGATAAACATCGTAAAGAGAGTAAAGAACGAACATTATTTATTGCTGTTATTTTACAAGCTTTACTTGATGCAACAAAACCAGAGGACACAAATGAAACAAGCATCTCAGTAATTAATAGAGATAGAGCTAAAGCTTGGTTCTTTTGTAGTGTAGGAGTGACGTGTGATAATTTTGAATACGTATGTGAAATGGCAGATTTAAATCCATCATATACAAGAAGCTTTGCTTATAAAGTTATTCAGTCAAAAGAAATAAAATATATAAGAAAAAGAATTAATACTTTACTATCATCATGAAAGGAGTTATAATGGGTAGCATGGATGAAGCTATAAAAGAAACTGTACGAGATAAAGATTTTAAAAAATTAAATATAAAAGAATATGCTAGTCGTAAAAAACAAGTAGGTGGTAATCATTATAAAAATTTTAAGATTCAACCTGTCGAATTTATTACGTCAAACAATCTTACATTTTTAGAAGGTAATGTTATTAAGTATACTACAAGAGCTCGATATAAAAATGGTATAGAAGATTATGAAAAAGCAAAGCATTGTTTAGAATTACTAATTGAACACATAAAGGAGCATGGACATAATGAATAATTATTTACCTACTGAGTATCAAACTTTTATTCATACATCTAGATATGCACGTTGGATGTCTGATGAACGTAGAAGAGAAACCTGGATTGAGACAGTATCTAGATTTAGTAATTTTATGCAGATACATTTAAAGAAAAATTTAAATGTAGAAATAGATAGTGAGATATGGAGAAAGATAGAAGATTATATTATTAATCTTTCTGTTATGCCTTCGATGAGAGCATTAATGACAGCAGGACCTGCATTAGAAAGAGAGAACATAGCAGGATATAATTGTTCTTATATACCTATTGATAATCCAAAAGCATTTGATGAAGTGTTATATATTTTAATGAATGGTACAGGTGTAGGGTTCTCTGTGGAAAGACAGTACGTAGATAATCTTCCTACGATACCAGATAGAGAGTTTGAAAAAACAGATGATGTTGTTTCAGTTAGTGATTCTAAAGAAGGATGGGCAAGAGGATTTAAAGATTTAGTATCTTTTTTATATACCAATAGAATACCAAAATTAAATATGACTAAAATAAGACCTGCAGGAGCAAGATTAAAAACTTTTGGTGGTCGAGCTAGTGGTCCTCAACCGTTAATTAATTTATTTGATTTTACCGTTGAAAAATTTAAAGGTGCTAGAGGTAGAAAATTATCTTCAATGGAAGCTCACGATATAGTTTGTAAAACAGGTGAAGTTGTGGTGGTTGGAGGTGTTCGTAGGTCAGCTCTTATATCTCTGTCTAATTTATCAGACCAGAGATTAAGAGTTGCTAAGTCTGGTGCATGGTGGGAAACAAATCCAGAAAGAGCATTAGCTAATAACTCTGTAGCATATACCGAGAAACCAGATGCAGGTATCTTTATGAAAGAATGGTTAGCATTATATGAAAGTAAATCTGGTGAACGTGGTATCTTTAACAGAAAATCTGCTCAAGATAAAGCTAGAGAAAATGGTAGACGTAATGCTGATTGGGACTTTGGTACTAATCCTTGTAGTGAAATTATATTAAGACCTAATCAGTTCTGTAATCTTACAGAAGTGGTTGTAAGACCTACAGATACAGAAGAAACATTACATAGTAAAATAGAAGTAGCTACTATATTAGGTACAATACAAGCCACACTTACAGATTTTGGTTATCTTAGAAAAAGATGGCAAAATAATACAGAAGAAGAAAGA